TGCAGGGCCAGGAGAAGATCAAGCAGTTTCAGGAAGAGGCGCGCGCGTCCGGTGGGATCATCGACGACGAAGCCACCAAGCGCGCGATCGAGTACGAGCAATCGCTGGTCCGCGTCGGGAACGCTGCGTCGGGCACGGCGAACCGCCTCGGTTCGATCTTGACGCCGGCGATCACCAGAACATCGAATGCGATCGCGGCGGGCCTGGTCAACATCAACCGCATGCTCGAGGCCGCGGAGAAGCTACCGGCGAAAGAAACGATCGGTAGCGCGCGGTTTCGATCGACCGCGCTTGCGGTCGGCGGGATCACGCCGCAAACGTCGCCGGCGAATTCACTTTTCTTGAAATTGCTCGGCGACGCCGGCGACCTGGGTTCGTCGATGGGCACGGACATCGGCAACTGGCTGATGGGCAAGGGTCCGACGCCGAAATGGGTCAAAGATGCCGCCCGGGTCAACGCGGGCAACGTAGGGAGTCCCTATTCGTCGGCGAGCGCCAGCAGCGGTTACGGCGGGGCGAGGCCTCTCGACCAGCTTTCGTCGGAGGACCTGCTCGCAGCAGCTCGTCGCAATCCGATCAGCACCCCGCATTCCGGCTCCGTCCGCGTAGACGTGCAGCTGCGCGGCGCGCCTCCCGGCACTGTGGTGAGCGTCGAACAATCCGGTGACGTCAACGCCACGGCGCGCGTCGAGTCTTCAATGCCTGCTTATGGACCCTAGCGATGGCATGGACCGATCAGCTGCAGACGGCATCGTTTCGCGGAATCCCGTTCGGCGTTTTGTCGGCCGAGGGAAGCTTCGGGCGCCGTCTTGCGGTGCACGAGTATCCGTTTCGCGATAAGCCCTGGATCGAAGATCTCGGGCGCGCGACGCGGCGGATCTCTTTTCGTGCGTTCCTGGTCACCGACAGCAAGATCTACGGCGGTGGCGACGTCCTTCTGCAGCGCGCGCGTCTGATCGGCGCCGCGGAGAGCTATGGACCGGGAACACTCGTCCATCCGAGCCTTGGTGAACTCACCGTCAGCCTTTCGAACCTGGCGATCGTCGAGAAGGTGGACGAAGGCCGGTATTTCGAGCTGAGCCTGCAGTTCTTCGAAAGCGGGCAGCGCCTCTTTCCTGGGACCAGCTCGTCGACGGTTGATCTGACCGGGCTTGCCGCCGGCGATCTCGATGTCGCCGGATCCGGCGATTTCCTCTCGCGCGCGGTCGCTGACCTTGGTTTGGGCGCGTCGGTGGTCGACCAGGTCGTGTCGACGGCAACGAAATGGTCGACGCCGGCGCTGAACCTGGTACGCGACGCCACGAACCTCTCGCACCTTGCGAGCGTTCTGCCCGGCACGTTGGGCCGCTACTTCGGCGGTGCCAATGTCGGCGGCCTCGGCGCTCTAGGCGACACCGGCAACCAGATATTCGACGCTGCGACGTCCGTTTCGAGCCTCATCACGGCGGGCACGCAAGCGCGGGCGCTCGTGCAGAAGACCGTCGACGTGTTCCTAGGTTTGGCCGCGCAGAACGAGCCGGCCGAGTTCGCAACGCAGGCACAAGCCGTCGCTGAGTCGGTGCGCGCCGCATGCGTCGACCCCGCGGACGCTATTCGCCTTCTGACGAAGCTTGCGGTGTCGCCGGCACCGGATCTGACGACGGGTTCGCCCGTTGGCCAAGCAAAGGCGGACGTTCAGGCTGCCTGCAACGATCTCTTTCGGCGTGCCGCGGTCGGATCGCTCGCGCGCGCGTCGGCGACGTACCAGCCATCGAGTTATGATGATGCGGTGCGCGTGCGATCGCTGGTCGCCGATCGGCTCGACGACGAGATCCTGATCGCGGGCGACCAGGGCGAAGACGCGAGCTATCAAGCGCTGCGCACCCTGCGTCACGCGATCGTGCAGGATCTCACCCTACGCGGCGCCAACCTGGCGACGATCACCACGTTCACCCAGCCGTCCCCCCTTCCTTCGATCTACCTCGCCAACAAGATCTATCGCGACCCCGCGCGCGACGATCAGCTCGTGCGCCAGGTCGATCCGATCCACCCGCTTTTCATGCCGACGTCCTTCAGAGCGCTTAGCGCCTGACCATGGCCGATGATCTGACGCTGAAGGTCAACAACACCACGCTCTCCGGTTGGACGTCCGTTCGCGTGACGCGTGGCGTCGAGCGAATGCCTTCCGATTTCGACATTTCGTTGACGGAACGATTCCCCGACGATGCGTCGATCGTCGTGGCGCAGCCGGGCGACAAGTGTCAGGTGCTGCTCGGTTCGGATGTTGTCATCACCGGCTACATCAATCGGTTCAATTCGACGATCGACAAGGCGAACCACACGATCCGCATCAACGGACGGTCGATGAGCCAGGATCTGGTCGATTGCTCTGCAGAGTGGCCAACGGGGCAGATCTCGGGCACCAACGCGCTCGACGTCGCTCAGCGCCTTGCGAAGCCATACGGGATCTCGGTGTCGTCGACAGCTGGCGCCGGACCGCAGATCCCGCAGTTCAATCTGATCATCGGCGAGTCAGCGTTCGACGTCATCGAGCGCGTATGTCGCTATTCTGGTCTGCTCGTTTACGACAAGCCGGATGGCTCGGTGGTGCTCGCTCAGACGGGAAGCGCGCGGGCCGCGAGCGGCTTCGCCCAAGGCATGAACGCCGAGCTGGCCAGCTTTCTGTGGTCCGACGACGAGCAATTTTCGGAGTACGACGTGTTCGGGCTATCGATGAACACGTTCGTCGACGCCGGCGTCCTCAACCAGCCGCTCGCAAAGGTCACCGACCCGAACGTCAAGCGCCGCCGGCTGAAGTACTTCGTCGCTGAGAGCGGGGCCGCCGGCTACGACTTATCGCTGAAACGTGCGTATTGGGAGGCGGCTCGTCGCATTGGCCGATCGTGGAAATTGACGCTCCGCACCGATGGCTGGCGCGACAGCGCTGGCAAACTCTGGGAGCCGAACACGATCGCGCAGGTGTCGTTCTCGAGCCTGCACCTTCAGGCGAAAGAACTCTGCATCGGCGAAGTCACGTACCGACGCGATGACCAGGGCACGACGGCGGAGATCGCTCTGATGCTGCCGGACGCGTTCTTGCCGCAACCCGTTAACATTCTGCCGTTCCTCCGCGACGCGGTGCCAGCGGGACAGTTCAGATGATTTCTCTCGACCGTCTTTGGCGGCGTCTCCAGATGCTGGTCGGCCGGGGCGAGTCCCGTGTGGTCGACGACAGCAAGGCCGTGCAAATGGTCCAGGTGTTCCTGGGCCCACTTGAAACGCGGGACAACACCCCCCGCATCGCTGAGTACGGCTTCGCGTCGAATCCACCGAACGGTACGGACTGCGTCGTGCTGTTCGTCGCCGGCGATCGGGATAACGGCGTCGTCGTCGCGACGAACAACAAAGAGTTTCGCCTGAAGGATCTGCAGCCTGGTGAGGCTGCGCTCTACGACAACCAGGGCCGCTTCATTTGGATCAAGAACGACAAGATCTCGATCGAAGCCGGTAGCAAGCCTGTCGAGATCCTGAACGCGACCACGGTAACGATCGAGGCATCGACGAAGGTGACGCTCGACACGCCGTTGCTCGAGGTGACCGGACACATCACTGCCGACGGCAACATATCGGCCGACGGGAATGTCGCCGCCGGCGGCAACGTTTCCGATAGCGTTCGATCGATGTCTGGCGATCGCGGGATCTACAACACGCACAAACACACCGGCGTTACGACCGGCGCCGGGCTCACGGGAACAACGGACTCACCGGAATGAGCGACTTCGTCACCGTCTGGAATTCGCAATCGCTGGGCTGCGACTGGGTCATGCAGGGAACGCAGCCGGCGACCGGTGGCGATCTTGGCACGGCGATACTCATCAGCGTGCTCAGCGATCGTCTCGCCGAGCAGGATGACAAACTTCCCGACGGTACCGACGATCCGCGCGGTTGGTGGGGCGACATGGATGCCGACTACCGCGTCGGCTCGCGCATGTGGCTACTGAGCCGATCGAAGCAGACGCCGGACGTGCTCTTGCGCGCGAAGTCGTACCTGACCGAAGCGCTGCAGTGGTTGATCGACGATGGCGTCGTGAAGAGCTTCGACGTCGCTACAGAGTTTTTTGAGAACCAGCTGCACGCCAGCATCACCGCATGGCGCACCGACGGTTCGGCGGTCGCGCAGAGATTTTCATGGGTGTGGAGCGTGCTGACGCCGTCGTCGGGCTCCTTCACGGCCTAATCCTCATCCTCGATCGAACAGGCGCGCGCGATGCCGTTTCCACGTCCGACGTTGTCGCAGCTGATCACGCAGGTCTACGCGGACATCGTGTCCAACTTGCCGGGCGCGGATCCGCTGCTGCGGTTCTCCAATCTCAACATTCTTGGCAAGGCTGTGGCCGCTCTCGCGAATGGTCACTACGGCTATCAAGACTGGATCGCGAAGCAGTCGAACCCCTTCACCGCGACCGAAGAGAACCTCGAGGCCTGGGCAGGGCTGAAAGGCGTCGTGCGGGTTGGGGCGGCCGTCGCGGTCGGGTCGGTGACCTTTACGGGCACGCCGACGACGCTCATTCCGGGCGGCACGTTGCTCGTGCGGGGCGACGGCGTGACGTACACGACGGACGCAGACGCGACGATCGGCGGTGGCGGCACGATCGTCGCGGCCGTCACAGCGGAGGTCGCAGCATCTGCAGGCAACGCGCTCGTAGGGACGGTCCTTACGATCTCGACCGGCATTGGGAACGTCAATTCGAACGCGCCGACCAG